ACGCCGCGGCGCCGCCCGACTCCGCGATGCCGACGGCCGTCTCGGCGATGCCGAGCGCGTCGTTGTCCTTGTTCGGCTTGTTGATGAGGGGCGGCAGCGGACGGCCGCCCGGCGTGTAGACGGAGCCCGCGCAAGTCGAGGTGATCTGCGGGTCGGGCGTGCTGCCCGCGACGCACGTCGCCAGCTCGGCGACGCGCCGGACCCATCCCCGGAAGTTGGCCGGCGTCGCGTACCGCCTGAACAGCGCGAAGTAGGTGTCGTCGAGGAGCTTCTTAAGCGCCTCGGCCGAGTCGAAACCGAACTCGACCGTTTCGGCCTTGAAGTCGAGGACGACGGACGAGAGCGGACCCCAGAAGCCCTCGACGGCCGCGGTATCGACGAAGGCGCCGCGCTCCGTCGTCGGCGTGACGCGCACGGACAAGTCGAGCCACGTCGCATACTCGCGGTGCCCGACGAACCGGATCGTCCCGCGGGCGTGCGCGTTTTGGTGGGCGTCCCAAAGCCGCTCGGCGAGCGCCTCGAAATCGGCGTTCTGGTCGTCGCTCGTCCACGGGTCGACGGGGACGTGCAGGACGCGCGAGAGGTTGTAGGCCGCGTAAGCGTGGCCAGCGTGTCCCGACGCCGGGAAGCGCGCGCTCCGCGCCGTGACGAGGGTTTTCTCCGACGTCGCGAGGAGGTTGTTGGGAGCTTGCCAACCCGGCGCGGCGCCGCAAGTCGGCGCGATTGGCTTTTGGGTGACGACGGATTTCTTTCGCCAAATCAGCGACGTACCGATGCCGCCGCCGCCGACGTACTCGAAATCGCCCTTCGGCCGCCAGTTGGCCGCCGGGTAGGCGTTGCCGGGATCGAGCGTCGCGACGCGGGCGACGCCGCCGTAGCCGTTGTCGTATTGGATTTTCGGAGGCGCGCACGTCGATTGATGCGGGCCCGACGTCGCGTTGGCGAGCTGGTCCGCGACGTCGATGTACCAGAGCTTCCCGACGACGCTCCGCTTGTTGCGCGCGGCCGTGGTCGAAAACTGCATGTCGGACGTGAGGACGACGCGGTCGAGGTCGCCGCCAGCGGGCGTGCCGATATCGGTCCCGCCGTCGAAGTTGAAGTCGCCGACCGCCGCGGCGAAGTCGCCCGCGGAGCCGACGAGCAGGATCGACATGCCCGGCTTGCCGTCGCCGACGTCCGCGACGTGGCCCTGCGAGTAGACCTCGAAAACGTGCTTCGACGCCTTGCAATCGGTGCCGCCGCCCTTCGTCCAAACCCACAGCGTGCAGCCCCGCCACTCGTTCGGCGCGTGGTCGTCGCCGTAGGCCGAATCCTCATAGCGGACATAGAGCGCGTCGCGGCCCGAGACGGTGCCGATACGGTGGACGACGAGCCCTTCGGCGTCGGTCCCCCAGTCGGCCTCGCGGTGCGCGTCCTTGTCCTTCCAGTACGGATCGAAGCCCTGATCCCATGCCGGCTTCAACCGCGCGAGGCCGTTCAGCGCCTCGTTGACGACCTCGGTTTTTTGGTGGATGGAGTAGAGGTTGACGGCCGAGTACGCGCCCTGCAGGTCGCGCCGCAGGCTCACGTCGACGGCGTCGTCGATCGGCAGCGTCAGCGTCGGCATCGCCGTATTGCGGACCGGGTAGAGCTTCGAGCCGAGCTGGTACGTCTGCTGCTTCAGCGTCTCGTTGGTGCGCAGCGCGTAGTCGCCGCCGACGACGCCGACGTACACGATCGAATGGACCGTGAACTCCTCGTTTTTCGTCGGGTCGGTCAGGTCGTAGATCCTGACGCGGTTCCCGTCGGCCCCCGGCGTCGCCGAGAAGTACGTCTGCCCCGGCGACGGGATGCGGATCTCGTCCTGATAGCCGCCGCTGCCCGTGTGGAAGTGCTGAAAGACGACGGCTTGGTCGGACTTGAGCGCGGCGCCCCATTGCAGGAAGCGCCATTGCCCGGTCTGGTGGTCGACGACGATCCGCTTGTCCGGCGCCCACTTCATCAGCTCGCGGACCGCGGCCCCGAAGCCGGTGCGCTCGAACGTGATCGGGCCCGGCTTCTGCGTGAGCAGCGCGAGGTCGTCGGCGTGGAAAAGGTCGGTGCCGGAGTCGATCACGCCGAGGCCGACAAGCTCCGCCTCGTACTCGTCCCAAAGCCAAGTGAGGATCTGCGCGAGCGTCCCGCGGTTATTGGCGCTCGTCGCCTCGCCGTAGGTGAACGTCGATCCCGTCGTGATCTTGAGGCCCCAGTACCAATCGGGGTCGCCCGGCTCCGGGTTGATCGCGAGCTTCGGCACGGCCGCGGAGACGCCGGGGCGCGAGACGATGAGGTCGTCGGCCTTGCGGATCGCGTCGCGGCACGTCACGGCGACTCCGCCCTGCGGGGTCGCCTCGATTTCCTCGATCCATCCGACGAACAGCCGGACCTGATCGCCCGGCGTCGCCTCGTTCAAGTGCCACGAAGGCGTCGCGACGGTCGCGTCCTGCGTTGGGACTTCCGCCCAAAACTCGACCTTGTCGTTCGGTTGCAGGCGGACCGTGACGCCGTCGGTGTCGGAGAACGTGCGGCGCCCGAGGAGGGCGAACGTGAACGTTTTGCCGTCGTCGTAGGTGCTTTCGAGCGTGCGGAGGTCGATCCACTCGCGGTCGACGCGGGCCGTCGTGTCGGGCCGCTGCGCCCCCTGCGTAAAGGCGTCGTCGAACTGGTATCCCGCCGTCGCGTCGGGGTCGACCGTGTCGCCGTCCTGAAAGACGGAAACCGTCGCGGCCGGCCCGGCCGAGTAGATCTTGAGCTTCCGTTGCCGGAGCGCGCTCATCCGGCGACCCCGAACCGCTCGACGGAGTCGAAGCGCAGCACCGAGCCCTTCGCGGCCCGCGCGACCTTGTCGCCCTCGCCGACCTTGAAGTCGCCGCTCATCGCGCAGTCGTCGAGCCACCACGAAAGGCGGTAGGCGACGGCGGCGACGGTGAAGGCCGGCCAGTCCGCGGTCTCGACGGCGTCGATCTGAATCGTCGTGCCGCCGCCGGTGAAGGCCGAGGCGAGCGTGACGACGAGCGAAAGGTCGCCCTCGACGAGCAGCAGGCGGTCGTCGATCGCCATGGACCGCGCGTAGGCCGTAACGGTCAGCGTGTTGTAGATCGCGGGCGGGCCGGCGAGGCCCGAGGGCGAGAAGGTCCCAAGAGAGTCGCCGCCGGTCGGATCTTCGACCCACGCGAGCGTCCCGAAGCGCGTCGTCGCCGTCGTCGGGATCGTGCCGGAGAAGCGGCGCAGGTCGTTCGCGAAGGTCAGCTTGCGCGCCATGAAGGCGGCGTCCGTCTCCGTCGCGGTGAAGTTCCGCAGGAGCACGGGCTCGATTTCGATGGAGCAGCGCGTCGCGCCGCCGACCTCGGCCATAGCGGCGTCGTCGCCGTAGGCGGTCGGCGTCAGCGGCGCCTGTTCGACCGTGACCTGCGGCGACGGGTGCGAGCGCACCGTGTCGCCGAGGCGGAGCGCCTTGTAGTAGACGCGCGGGTCGCTCATCGGGCGGCCCTTGCGGACGCGGTTCGCGCGGCGTCGAGCGCCTTCTCGACCTTGTCGAGCCGCGCCTTGATCTCGTCGCGCGTCGCTTTCGCGGATTCGAGGTCCTTCGCGATGCCTTCGAGGATCTTCGTCGAGCGGTCGATCAGCTCGGCCTGTTCGGCGGAGTCGGTCGCGATCGCTTCGCGGAGCGCCTCCTCGGCGACGAGCCGTTGGTTCGACAGGTCGCGCAGCGCGAGCGCGGCCTCCTGATAGGCGGCCTGAATCGCGCCCGCCTGCCCGGTCTCGCGCGCGGCCTGCTCTTGGAAGACGGCTTGAAGGCCCGCGGCCCCGTTCGCCGCGAGTTCGTCGACGCTCTGCCCGTCCGAAAGCTGCCGGAGCGACTCGCGGCGTTCGCGGTTCGCGGCGCGGCGCGCCTTCGCGGCGGCGCGGCGGAGCTTCGGCGGGATCGCGGAGGCGTCGGGGCCGACGCCGCCCGCGTCGCCGAGGAGTTCGCCGGCGCGCTGTTGGGTGCGCTGGTTCGCCGCAGCGATGCGTTGATCGCGGCGGTCGAGGATCGCGGAGCGGTCCCGGTCGAAGGCGTCGGCGATGTCGTCGAGGCCGTCGGAGAGCTTCTCGGCGAGCCGGTTGAGCGACTCGCGCGCGTTCGCGATGCCGTCTTCGAGCTTGTCCTGCGACCCTTCGAGGGTGCGGACGTTCTCCTCGAAGTTGTCGGCGGACCGCTTGAGGGGCTCCGTGATCGCGCGGCCGAGTTCTGCGACCGAGTCCTTCACGGACGCGGCGCGGAAGGCGTCCACGGCGGCGTCGAGCGCCTTCGCGGGTTCGGCGGCGCGCGCGACCGCGACCGAAATCTGTTGGACGATGCCCGCGATGTCGACGCCGAGCGGCGCCGCGGCGGCGGTCAGCGACTGCTGCGCGCCGAACTGCGTGACCGGGAAGATGCCGGGCTGCGCCGGGGCCGAGAACGATTGCAGCGGTGCGCGCGGGCCGACGTTGTCGTTGCGGGCGACGGTCGGCTGCGAGGTCGGGCGGGAGGCGGCGGCGCCAGCCGGCGAGCGCGACAGCACCGAAGCGGCGCGGCCCCGGGTGGCGTCGATCGCCGAACCGAGGCGCGCGGCGTCGGCCACCTGCGGCGTGAAGCGGACCTGTTCCGCCGCGGCGCCGAAGCCCGCCGCGTCGCTGCGGAGGCTGTCGGAGAGATTGCCGCCGACGACCTTGCCGACGATGCCGCCCACGTACGGCAGCGCTTCGGCCGCGATCGCGCCGACCGACGAGGCCGCCTGTTTCGCGCGGAGCGCGATGTAGTCGAAGAGGCCGCCCATCGCGGCCTTGCCGGAAATCGCGACAGCCTCGAACGCCGACGCGGCCAGCGCCTTGAAGTCATCGAAGTTCGCGCGGTCGAGGAAGTCGGAAATCGTCTTAAGGACGCCCTCGATGTCCTTGAGCGTCTTCTCAAGTACGCCGCTCGGAGCCTGCCGTTCGCGCTCGATGAAGCGCGCGAGCGATTCCGCCACGCCCGCGAGGGGCGCCGCGACGCGCTCCACCGACGGCAGTAAGGCGCGCCCGATCGCGAGCCCGGCGTTCTCCGAGGCCGCCCCGAGGCGCCGCATCGACTCCGACGCCTTCGTCGTGCGTTCGCCCTGCCCGGCGAGCTTCTCCGCGGCTTGGTCGAGGACGCCGTTTAGGAGCGCGGTCCGCTTCTCCGAGTCCGTGAGCGCTTCGGCGTTCTTGCCGAGCGCGGCAGCGCCCTTCGCGTAGACGCTCTCAAGTTGGACTTGGAGCCCGATGTTGTCGAGGATGCGCGGCGAGGCGCGGCCCAAGCCGACGACGAGGTCGTTGATCGAGTCCGCGGCGCCGCGGCCGACGTTGCGGCCGAGCCGGATCGCGACGTCCGCGAGCTTCCCGAACTGGTCGACGTTGTCGGCGGCCTTGAGCGCCACCGCCTCGTTGGCGGAGCGCATCAAGTCGAGGTCGGAGATCGTGCCCTGCGTGGCCGTGCGGAGCTTCGCGAGCGCGGACGGGACGGAGTCGCCGGTCGCCTTCGCGATCTTCTCGAACGCGGGCTCGACGTCCTCCGCCTTGAGCGCGAGCCGGATGCCCGCGACCCCGACGGCGACGGCGGCCCCGACCGCGACCTTAAGCGCCGTCGCGAGTTGGTCGGCGAAGAACCCGGCGATCTCGCCCGCGGCGTTGGCGAGGACGCCCGCGAGGCTGCCCGCGACCGAGAACGCGGAGCCGATGACGCTCGACAGGCCCGCGAGCGCCGGACCGACGACGGGGATCAGGTTGAACGCCGCGCCGACCGCCTTCGCGAGCCCTTGGCCAAGCGATCCGCCGAGCCGCGCGACCGAGCCCGCGAGCCCGCCGGCGCCGCGGAGCAGGTTGCCGTTGAGCAGCCCGCCTTGGAACGCGACGCCGAAGGCCGAGGACGCCTCGGAGCCGAAGCGGGAGAAGCCCGCCACGACGCCGCGCCCCGCGCCCGCGAGGCCAGCGCTCGATGCCGAAAGGCCCCGCGCGAGCCCGCGGCCCGTCTCGCGCTCGATCGCGGCCCCGCCCGCCTTGGCGGCCTGTTCGAGGCTGCGCTGGTACGACAGGCCGAGCCGCGCCGCCGTGCGGTCGGCCGCGGTCGTCTGCGCTTGCAGCCCGGCGCCGAGCCCGTCCGTCGCGGCCTTGAACTCGGCGCGGAAGTCCCGCGCGCCCTTGAGGAGAACGGTCGTTAGGCGGTTGGCGTTTTCGAGCGACCGCTGAATCGCGGCGGCGTCCTGCGGCGACAATCCGCCCGAGCCGGACCCGCCGACGCTGCCCGACGACTTGACCTCGATGTCAAGCCGGACGGCCATTCGTCGCCCCCGCGGACCGCGCCCGCGCGTCGATCATTTGCACCGTGAAGCGCGCGACCGGCCAGAGGCGGCCGTAGGACGCACGCTGACGCGCCACGCCGCCGCGGCGCGGATGACGTCCCGTGCGGGCCGCGTGGACGAGTTCCGAGGCAAGGAGGCCGGCCCGTGCGTCCGTGGGGGCGTCGCCGCCCGACGCGATCGCGCGGACCGCCTCCATCACCCGTTTCCCTCGGGCGTCAACGCCTTCGCGAGCCGGTCGGCGAAGTAGCCGACGACGTCGATCAACGCCGTCGCGGCGCCGAGCGGCAGATCGTCGAAGAACGCCTGCGCGGCCTCGGGCTTCGTGTCCGGGCCGGGGAACGCCTTGGAGTCCGCGCGTTTGATGAACGCGCGCAGCGCCTGCCCCTCGGGATGGTCGGCGCGGCCGTTCGCCGCATTCTGGAAGGCGCGAAAGCGCCCGAACGTCGGCTCGCCGAGCGTGAGGACGCCGAGGCCGTATTCCTTGCCGTCCCATTGGGCGCAGCGAAAGCTCTCCTCGGTGTAGCCCTTCGGCGCGGGTCGTTCCTTCTTGGCCTCCGAGTCGCTCGGGGCCGTATCCGTGGCGGCGGAATCGGGCATTGGTCGGGTTCCTCAAACGACGGCGCGAGACGCGCCGCCGCGCGTCTCAGGTGTTGTCGTCGTTGTAGGCCTTGACCGTCACGACCGAGGTGTTGCTCGGCCCGAGGATCGCGTCGGCCGCGACGTCGACGACGTAGACGTTGCCCTCCAAGGCGGGCGGCGTGGCGCTCCGCACGCGCGCGTCGGAGACCTTCAGCTCCCACGCGGTGTTGCGGACCTTGATCGTTTCGGACGTGCCGTCGAGCGAGACGTCGAGCGTGTCGACGACGAGCGAGACGCCGGAGTTCACCGTCGTCACCTTCGCCACCGCGAACTTGTTCGCCGTCGGCTGCCAGAGCAGGACGTAGTCGTTGACGGCGAAGCCGGTCGTCGCCGCGACCGCGACCGTGACGGACGACCCCGCGGTCAGCGAGGTCGTGCAGGTCGTGTTGCCGCTCGGGTTGGCGCCGTAGCCCGCGAGGCGGAAGGCGATTTTCCGCAGCCCCGCGTTGAGGCGGAGCATGTCGAGATGCTCGGCCGCGTCGGCGATGAGCTTGAACGAGCAGGACGCGCGCGGCGTGCCCATGTAGGCCTGCGTCCACGTCCCGTCGAGTTCGTCGGCGCTCTCGTCGGCGCGGTGCAGGTCGATCTCGATCGCGTTCTGGTAGGTGATCGACAGCGAGCGGAGCGACGTGTAGTCGCCGCTCCAAGACGCGAGGCTGTTCGAGTTGTTGCCGAACGCGACGTCGCAGAGGACGCGCTTCCCCATGTAGGGGTCCTGCGCCGGCCACGTCGGCGTCGGCGCCGCGGATTCGAGCGCGGAGTCGGCGTTGACGAAGACGTCCATCGAGAACCGGAGCGAGCCGAGCGACTTCCGGTCGAAGGCGAAGGAGAACCCGTCGGCGAGGCAGCCCGCGAGCTTGCGGCCCGTGTCGGTGCCGGCGTCCCACGACGCGCCGAGGTCGGCGTTGAGGTACTGCTCGACGGTGAAGTAGTCGGGCAGCGATCCGGCGTTGCCCGCGACGAGGTCGAGGAGCGTGCCGACGTTCTCGGGATAGAGGACCGTCTCGATCTTGCCCTTGCCCGCGTTGCGGGTCGTGAGCAGGAGATGCGTCAGGCCCGGATTGGCGCGCTCAAGCTCCAGCTCCTCGGCCTCCACGGTGCCGCCGAGCGCGGCGCCGCCGGGCGCGACGGGGACGTAGAGCCACGACGACGGCGAACCCGTGCGCGAGGTCGGCGTCGAGTTCGCATTGAGCCGCAGAAACGGAAGCTGCTTGGTGAGGACGGCCATGACGGGATTGGGCCGGTTGCCCTCCCGTCGTCAATCGCGTTACGGCGTGTGGTGCGCGTAGGCGCCGAGCTTCAACGTGAACGTCCAGACGTAGCCGAGGACGGGCGAGAACGTGCGCGGCGGCGTGACGGCGTCGAGACGCTCGTCGGTGAGTTCCGAGACGCCGATTTCATCCACGCCCGGGAGCAGCGCGCCGAGGAGCGCGCCGCGCGTCGCCGCGACGAGGGCCTCGAACGTGTCGCGGATCGGCGCCGTCTGGTCGGCCCGCATCGCGAGCCCGCCCGCGAAGACGTAGTAGTCGAGGACCGAGTTCGGCCCGTCGTTGGTCGCTTCGATCCGGCGCAGTTGCAGCCACGCCGCGGGCATGTGGGCGGGCTCCGTGAAGGCCTCCGGCCCCTCGGCGAACGGCAGACCGCGGCCTTCGTGCGACTTGAAGACCTTGATGTCGGCCGGCCACGTCCCGCCCTGCGCCGCCACGGCGCCGGGAAGCCATGCCCAATAGGCGTCTTCGACGTCCTTGAACGGGGTCGTCATTTCGCGCGCTCCGCGACGTCCTTCGCCCACGCTTCGAGTTCGCGCTCGACCATCGCCTCGACGTCGCGCAGCGGATAGAGCGCGTCGTCGGGAAGGAAGCGGGCGCCGGTTTCGTCCCATCCGCCGGGGCCGAGCGGCCCGCGGTAGTTGCGCGACGGGTCGATAGTGGCCTTCAACGCCTCTACGGTCGTCCAGCCGGACGCCGCTTCGCGGAGCGCGCCGGTCCACTCGAAGTAGGGGCCGTCCGCGCGCGCTCGCGGGTTCGGGGCGTGGGCGCCGTAGTAGGTGTCCGCGTCGCGCTCGCGGCGCTCCTCGATCGTGGAATCGGCCGGCCGCAGCCCGAGCCCGAACGCGGCGTCCCATCGCGCCCGCATGAGGTCCGGGAGCGGCGCCGCGGCGAGGCGCAGCCACAGCGGCCGGAAGTCCGCGAACTCGGCCTGCACGCGCCCCACGGCGGCGAGCGCCGCGGGCAGGTTGTCGACCGCGATCGGCATTAGACGAGCGTCCCGAACCGCGGCGAGCGGTCGGGCTCGCGCCGCGGCACGCGCGCCCCGTCGTCGGACCGGTACCAGCCGCGCGACGCGATGCCCGCGAGGATGTTGTGCGCCTCCGCTTCGAGTTTCGCGGGCGCGGAGCCCTCGACGGCGTCGGCGCTCCGCGTGCTTTGGAGCGCCGCCAGCTCGAGCCGGACGTAGCGAGCCGCGGCGTACTTGTCGGCGGCCTGCCGGATCTCGGTCGGGGTCGTCGTCGGCGTCCAGAGGTCCGTGTCGAAGCCGTCGAGGAATCCGTCGACGAAGGCGTCGGCCTCGGCCTCGGCGGCGGTCTTCCGGCCCGAGTTCAGCGCCGAGTAGGACCCGACGTAGCCCGCGGCGGCCGTCAAAAGGCAGTAGCGCGCCACGGTTACCACTTCTCCGAGGCGAACCAGCCGAACTCGACGTCCTGCGAGAGCATCGCGGAGCCGGTCACGGTGAGCGTGAAACCGGACTTCGTGACGCTCGCGGCCGTCGGCGTCGCCGTGTCGCCGAGATGCGGAATGACGGAGACGTGCGGGATCTGCACGAACGCGGTCTCGAACGTCACGGCGAGCGTCCCGGCTCCCGAGCCGTTCAACGTCACGGTCCCGACGCCGGTCTGCGCGCGGCGGCCTCGTAGGTAGCTCATCGGACTTTCGCTCCCATATGCCGCTCGCGCCACGCGCGGCCCTGCTGCGCGGCTTCGCGGAGGTACTCGGGCGGAACCGGCACGACGTAGGACATGTCCCCGAACCCGAAGCCCAAGCCGGCGAAGTCCGACGAGGCGTTCCGGGTGTTGTTCTCGCGGGCCTGCACGGCCTCCCAATCGGAGAGCGTGCGGACGCGCCACAGTTGGCGGCCGAGTGCGCCGTCGGGCGCGACCTTGCCGAAGCGGTTCGCCGGCACGTCGAGGCGGAAATGCGCTATGCCGTCGCGCACCGCGTTCGTGATCGTGCGGCGCCGGTGCATGGCCCGGATGTGTTCGACGACGGAGCGACGGAGGATGTTGCGGTTCGCCCGCCAACCCTTGGAGCCCGGCGGGCCGTCGGGGCGCTCGGCGTCGAGATGGTCGAGCGCGCGCGACCGTTTGCCGAAACGCGTAACGAGGCCGAGCATTTGTTCGGCGAAGCGCCGGGCTTCGTTGCCGGCGTTGCCCCAGACGTTCATAAGGAGGTCCGTGACGGCGTCGGCGGCGTCCTCGTCGCGGGCGCGGTCTTCGTCGCGCGGCATCGCCACGGCGGGCGGCGGCGCGGCGTCGGCGGGCCTGCTCGGCGGCTCCGGTGGCGGCGGCAGGTCGTCGCCGGGCGGGAGGAAGTCGTCGAGCGGCGGCGGAGGCTCGCCGGGGCGCTGCGCGGCCCGCTGCGCCGCTCGGGCGCGGTCCTGCGCGAGGATGCGGCGGGAGCGTCGATAGGCGCGGTCGGCCCGCTCGATCGCGTCCTGCATGGCCCGCGAGGCGATGCCGGTCGCCGGGATCTCGGTCGCGACGGATGGCACAAGGCTCGGCGTCGGGGCGCGGCCCGTGATCGCGCGCGAGAGGTGCACGCGGAAGTCGCGCGTCGCGGCGGCGACCTCCTGCCGGAAGCGGACGACGCTACGCCGGTCGGCGCGCGTGTCGAAGTGCCCGTCGGCGGTTAGCGGGATGACGAGCAGGCGCCGCCGGACGCGATCGCGGAGCAGGACCTCGGCGACGATAATCGCCGCCAAGGCCCGGCCCCAAAGGTCTTCGGAGAGGCGGTCCGTCTCCTCGATGCCGCGGAGCTGCGCGTCGGCGTAGTCCTTCCACGACATGGGGAGACGTCCGTTCAGGGCTTGGCGGCGGAATCCCCGGCGGGAGGCGCGGGCGGCGAAAGCAGCAGCGTCCGCGCGTCGCTCATCCAGCCCGGCATCTGCCACGACGCGGGCCAGACCATCCGCGCCTCGCGCTCGGCGAGCGGGAACCGCCCGACGAACGCGCAGAACTGCTCGAGGTCCGGCTCCTGCGCGCCTTGCCCTGCGCCGACGATCTGGCGGGCGTCCACGGGAGCCCGCCGGATCCATCCGTCCTCGAAGTGGAAGACGGCGACGCGGCCGTCCTTATCGATCTTGCTCGGGTCGATCATGCCGTCTTCCTTCGCGGTCAGTATTGGTCGGCGTACGACAGCCGCGCCGAGTAGTTGATGCCCGTCGCGACCGTGCCCGCGACCACCGTGTAGATGCGGAGGTAGCGGTAGGTCGCGCCCGCGTAGACGTTCGTGACGGGGATGTTGTAGACCCCCACCGCGTCGTCCTTGTCGGCGTCCGACAGGCGGCCCGCCTTGGCGCCGAGCGGGAAGTTGATCAGCTCCACGATGTTGCCCGCGGTGCCGAACGCGGCGTCCGGCGAGCCTTGCAGGACGATCGTGTAGAACTCGTTCGCGCTCGCGATTTCGAGCGCCGTGACGTTGAGGATCAGCTCGCCGCGGAAGACTCCGCCGCCCGTGTCCACGATGAGGGAGCCCGCGGCGGACGCGCCGACCAAGGCTTGCGCCTTGAGCGACAGGTCCGCGTCGACGGGGAGGTTCGCGTGTCCGTTGTATCCGGCCATGTTTCGTCAGTCCTTTCGGTGGGTGAGGATCAGGCCGTCGGCGTGCCGGTCTTGATGCCGTAGAGACGCGCGAAGGAGTTCTTGCCCTCGACGCACAGGCCGGGGAACCACTCGACCAGCGTCGCGCGGCCCGAAGGCGTCACGGAGTGGCCGAGGTCTTCCGCGCGGAGCGGTCCGCCGGTCTGGATGCCGTGCACGCCGTCGAGCCCGACGCGCATGACGTAGATGGACGTGCCGACCGCCGAGCCGCCGCCGGGGTTCGCCTCGTCGAAGGCGAGGACGGTGTTGACCATGTCGACGCCGTCGCCGACGAGGATCGGGAGACCCGCGTACTCGGCGACCTGCCGGCCGAACTGGTCCTTGCCGTAGGTGATCGGCGAGTCGATGCCCGCGCGGATGCCCTTCGTGAGCAGACGGCGCATGGCCTTGCTCATGTAGAGCGCGTTCGCGCCGGGGACCGCGTCGATGGCCTCGTCGAGCTTCGCGAGCGTGAGGACGTCGCCGCCCGAGGTCGAGCCGTTCGCGATCAGGGTGCCGTCGGTCGCGTTGGCGCGGACCTGCAGCCCGTTGAACGTCGAGGCGTCGGAGGCGTAGTCCCCCTTGACCATCGTGTAGCCGACCTTGTGGGCCAGCGACTTGATCTTCATCGCCTCCTGCGCCTCGCGCGACGTGCCGATCGCGAGGAGGTAGTTGTCGACGACGATCGTGCCGCCCGCGATGAACGTCGATTCGATCTGCGGATCGAGGACGCCCTGCGCCGGGGTGAACTCGGCGTTGATCGCGCGGAAGCCGGTGGACCCGAGCGTCAGCTCGCGGTTCCACTTCTTCGCGGGGCCTTGGATGGTCTCGAAGGGCATCACGCGCAGGAGTTCGTCCGAGCGCGCGAACTGCTCCATGACGCCGCGGCTCATCGGGTCCGCGGTCTTCGCGGCCTCGAGCAGCGTCAGAAATCCGGTCGCCATTGGCTAGGTCTCAGCCCGCGGCGCCGACCGCGGCCTTGGACTCGCGGAAGAGGCGCACGTTTTCCTCGGGCGGGAGAGCGTCGTTCCACTTGTAGGACGACCCGGCCGCGGGCTTCGCGTCGCCGGCTCCCGCGCCGCCCGCCTTGCCCGTCGCCGCGTGCAGGTAGGGCATGGCCCCGATGCGCGCCTTGACGAACTGGTCGAGCGGCTTGCCGATGTGGGCCGGATCGCGCGGACGCAGACCGCCTTCCTCGTCGGGCTCGAAGTCCGCGACGAGAATGCGGTAGGCGGCCTCGGTGTCCGCCAAGGCGACGCCGGACTTCGCGATCGCGGCTCGGAGAGCCGTTTCGCGCGCGGCGGCCTTGGCTGAAGCGTCCTTCTCGGAGAGCTGCGCCTGCAACGCCGCGAGCTGACGCTGCAACGCCGCGACGGCCGGATCGTTGGGCTTGCCGCCCTTTCCAGCTCCGTCCGCGCCGTCGCTCGCGCCGTCGCCGCCGTCGGCAGGCTTCGGCTCCTTGAATCGCTTGCTGATGAGCCCGTTCAGTCGAGCGTCGAAGCCCCCGATGAACGCCGACAGGCTCGACTCGAGCCCGTCGAGGCGTTTCGCGAGGTCGTCGGCCGCGCTCGCTGACGCAGGGGCGCCGGGTTCACCGGCGCTATTGGCCCCCTGTTGGCCACGTGAAGGCGTATCGCCCATGCGGGGCGATTAGGGGCGTTGCCCTCCGGCCGTCAATCGCGTTACGCGGCGCGTTGCCCTCCGGCGTCGGCCGCGGCGTCGGGGTTGCCGTCCGCGCCGCCTGCCGGGTCCGCCTCGGCCGGCTTCGCCGCGTCGATCTCCTTCGCGATGACGGTCGCCGTCTCCGGGTCGAGGTTGCCCGGCGCCCGCGTCGCGATCTGCTTCTCGACTTCCTTGCGCCACGTCTCGGAGCGGACGACGTTCGTCGAGAGGATTTCGATCAGGTCCGCCAGCTCCATGAAGTCCCACTGCTTCTCGCGGCGGATCGTGCCGTCGAAAACGCGCTCCGTGGGGGAGACGTTCAGCCGCGGATCGAAGTAGCGGGCGACGACCTCATGAATCCCGAGGTCGGCGTCGCAGAGACCTTCATAGAGGCTTTCGAGCGTCGGCCCCTCGGACGTCGAGAACGCCCATTGCAGCGCGGCGCCGGAGCGCACGCCCTTCCCGCCGGAGTCCGCGGGGGCGAACGTCGACGAGTCCATGCCCGCGAGCTGCGGCCCGCGGCGGTCGCCTTCGGCGATCATCTCGCCGACGAGCGTCATGCCCGCCGAATCGAGGGTGATGTACTCGGCCTTTTCGCCGTCGGCGGGGTCCAAGATCATCACGCGCGACGGGTTGCCGAAGATCTGATCCCATGTGCGGCGCGACGAGATCGCGAGCTTCGGGTTCGCGTGGAGGTAGGCGCTCTGGGCGCGGTTCGATTCGAGCTGCAGCCGCCGCAGGTCCGCGCGCGACAAGGCGTCGACGTAGCTCGCGCCCTGCATCGTGCCGAAGCGGCGGCCGTAGTGCGCGACGACCGGGACGACGCCGAGGTTGTGGACGTCGGGCGCGCCTTCGAGGAGCGGCTCGACGGCCTCCGACTCGGCCCGGTAGCGGGTCGTCGTCGAGCGGTCGGCGACGATCCATCGCGTGACCTCGGCGCGCGCCGCGTTCGGCCCCGCGCGCTCCGAGACGGTGCGCTTCAAGATGATCCAATCGAGCGCGCCCGACTGCGCGTCGACGCCCCAATCGACGGCTTCCTCGGCGGTCCATTGCTCGACGAACGGCGTCGCCTCCGCGGCGGCGTTGGCGGCCCCCGGCGTGGCGGCGCGGCCCACGAAGTAGAGGCAGAGCCCCATCATCGCGGCCTCTTCCTGCCCGGCTTCGAGGACCTTCTCGATCGAGACGCCGACCCCGCCGGCCTGCGCGTCGAACTGCGTGAACGCCTCGCGATGCGTGTCGGCGTATTCGCGCGCGACGGCGCCGCGGAGGAGCGCGCCCTTCACGCGGGTAATCGCCGCCGGGCTCGACCCGAGGTCGTGCGACAGCGCGAGGCGCCGCGCGTAGCTCGTCTCGGACTCGCCGTCCGCGATCGGGAGCCACGGCCTCTTCTGCGCGTCCGTGTCGATGCCCTCGCCGAACGCGCGGTAGCGCGCCCACCGCGGCTTCATGAAGTCGTAGAACGGGTGCTGCGTGTCGAGTGTTTTACGGTCAGGCACGGGCGAGGCCTCCGGCGGCGGCGCCGTGGTAGTCGAGCGCGACGTTCGGCGCGCGGAAGGCGCGCGGCGCGTGGTCGCGGTGGATGAAGTAGGAGAAGGCGTCGAAGCAGTGCGTCAGGTCGGGGTCCGTGTCGTCGAGTCCCGTGCCCGCTGCGTTCCACGCCACGCGTTCGAGGTCCACGATCAGCGGCACGCACGACGGATCGACGAGGATCGGGATCGACTCGAATGCGTTCGCGAACGCGACGACGCGCTCGACGACGCGCGGGTTCGTGGACGGCCAGCAGCGCTCTGGCGCGTATCCGGCGGCTTCGAGGCGCACGAGGAGGTCGTCCCAAACGGTGCGGCCCGTCTGCACGGAGCGCTCGGCGCCCTGTCCGGCGTCGCCGTGGATCTTGAGCGCGCGGAACCGCCAATCGGGCTGCCCCGGCGTGCGCAGCGTGAGGAACGCATCGAGTTCGGCGACGACGTCCTTCGTGGACGCGCCGCGGATCGTGCGCAGCGCGCGGATTTCGCCCGCCTCCTCCTGCACGACGACGCACGCGATCCGCCCGACGTTCCAGTCGAAGCAGACGACGGTCTTCGCGGCCGTCTTCGAGAGGTTGACGGGCCGAACGTGGCGGAGCCGCGAGAACGTGCGGCAGGCGCGCATATGGCCGACGGCGCAGAACTTCCCGTCGAGTTCTTGCTCGGCGAGTTCCGGCGTCGCGGCGTAGGCGGCCCGGACCTCGGCCTCGTAGCCGGGCGGCAGGTGCGGGTTGTCCCGGGTGCGCGCCGAGACGACGCGGTAATTCGGCGTCGCGCGCTCCACGAAGCGGGCGTAGATCTCGCCGAAGCCGTTCGGGGTCGTCGTCAACAGGGCGCGCGGGCGGTCCGCGATCCGGCCGCGCATACGGCCGACCATGACGTTCCACGCGTCGCGCGAGTAATCGCGGGCCTCGTCGCCCCACCAACGGTCGATTTCGAGGCCGCGGAGCGGGTTCGGGTTGTCGAGCGAGCGGACGATGATCCGCGCGACCCCGCCGAGGACGAATGTCTTCTCGGACGCCTTCCAGACGTAGGGTATCCCGCGCTCCTCGATCGCGGCCCGGATCGCGGGCTCGACGACGTCGCGGAGCTGCGGGTAGGTGTTCGCCGTCGCGACGTGGCAGGCGTCCGGGTAGGCCACGGCGCCGTCGACGATCCACCGCGAGCCGAGGAACGTCTTGCCGCTGCCGATGCCGCCGACGTAGGCGACGAACGGCTCGTCGGCCGTCATCGCCTCGAACTGCGCGTCGAGGAAATCGATCTCGAAGACGTCCTGCTCGAGCGCCTCCGACTCGGCGCGGCTCACCGCGGCCCCCTCAGTTGCGCGCCGCGGCCGTCGCGGGCGCGGTCGTCGGGGCCTTCGGCGTGCGGCGGAACGCGACCGTCTTGCCGAGGGCCGCGACGAGCTTGTCGACGTCCGTCTTCGGCTCGCGGAAGTCCGGGCACATGCGCGCGAGGATGAACCGCGCGCTCATCGCGAGGACGGGGTCGGATTCGGTCTCCAGCTTCCGCGCGAAGCGGGTCAGGAACAGCGCCTGCGCGCGCCGGATGCGGGCGTCGATCTTGGGGTCGGACTTCATCCACTCCTCGACGGTCGACCGCGGCACGCCGAGCGCCGGGGCCGCAATGGTCAGCGACCCCGTGAGGTAGACGAGTTCGCACAAGCGGCGCATCCGGGCGCGCGTCGGCTGGAACCGGCGCCGGAAGTTCCCCGAGGCGTCGCGCGGCTGCGCAAAGGCGCGGTTCTCGGCGATCATCCGCGGCCCTCGCGGTAGACGGTCCGGGTGCGGGTCGCGTAGTCTCGGCCGAGCGCGAGATGGTCGGATTCCCGGCGGGCGACGTTGCGGTAGGCCTTCCGCTCCTCCGTCGACAGGCGGGCGAAGACGGCGGCGTGGGCGTGGCGGCGGCCTTCCGGAGCCGGGGATTCCGCCATGCGCTCCCGCACGGCGGCGGCCTTCGCGTCCTCGACGCCGGCCTCGATCCCGGCGCGCTGCGCCCGCGTCAACCGCTCGTAGTGGCCACCGAGCGTCAACGCGGCGTAGTGCCGACGGCAGTCGTAGGGCGAGAGGGTGCGGACGCACCGGCGGGCGATTTGAGCGAGTTGCACGCCCCGTAGTCGACCCGTTGCCCTCCGGGCGTCAAGCGCGGGCCGGCCGCGCCCCCTCACGCCTTGAGGATCTCGCGGACGACGTTCCCGCCGTGGTCGCCCTCGCGGATGACGCGGCGGCAGCGGGCGCGGAACTCGTCGTCGGAGAGTTCGGCCGTCTCGCGGAGGATCGTCGCGACCATCGCCGCGTCCGGGCAGAGCCGGAAGAACGGCAGCACGTCGGCGAGGGCGTCGGAACGGGACTTGAGGCTTTGGCCGCGCGGGGCGGCGGGGCGGCGTTCGG